AAACAAAAAGAAAAGGAATTAATAAAAATGCAAGCAACAAAAGTATCAGGCTTAGCCCCCAAGTGGAGAGCTACAGGTGATGGTGATTACGTTCCAGAGGATGTCTGTGTAGGCTTCTTTGTAAATGTAGGTGGAGTAGTTTCTTTCGACAGTGCCGGAGAGACCATTGAAGCAGAAGTAGGTAGCGGTACTCTTATTACAGCAAATGTCTCAAGGTTTAATGCGGCAAATACATCAGCTGTTGGTATCTTCGCTCTATTAACTTAATATTAATAGAAAGGTCGAGAAATGAGACTAACGACAGCACTTAACATGACTTCTACTCCCGTTTTCTATAGCCGAAGTGGTCGATCCGGCGTGCTTGTGTTCCCGCAGACCCTCTATACATCAAACGATCAGGGCTTTGTCGTGGATGCCTACGCTACGTCGAGTCTTTGGCAAGATGATGCCGGGACAATTCCGGCGACGGCCCATGACGATCCCGTGGCTCTTTGGAAAGATAACAGCGGAAGCACGAACGGGGTGGATCACAGCACGGAGGTACTCGCCGACCGTCCGAGGCTGCAGATTGTGGGTAACCGTCGAACGATACTTTCGGACGGTATCAGTGATAAACTGACGAGCGTGACCCGAGACTTCACAGGCAAGGATGTTTTCACCGCATGTTTTGCAATCAGGTCGCTGGACACAAACGGAAACACCAACCCTGTCTGGACTGCCCATGATCTTAATGACGGACTAAGGATTATCTATGCGCCGCAAGGTTCGTTTTCCCCTGTCCGGTTCCAGATTGACAACACCAGTACAGATGTTCTCGATGCACCCAGTCCGACATATGATCCGCCGCTTGACATGGTGATCATCGTAGAGGGCGACATACCGAGCGGCACTCTTAAACTCTGGATCGACGGAACTCTGGTTGCCTCGGAAACAGGTGTCAGTTTCTATCCGGACTGGCAAACAGGAGTTAGCCAATTGTTTGGCAACAAAGGTGTGTTTAGCGAAGATACTTTTGCCAAGGTAGAAATAGCGCGAGGAATGGAGATCAGTCGCGGTCTGACAGCGTCTGAATTTACAGACCTCTTAAACTGGGGACAGGCAGGTCTCAAGGCATTCGCGCCGACGATCACCTCCGCCCCGCAGATCACCGGCGATCCGGCACAGGGTAGCACAGTGACAATCGTTGAAGGCATCTACTCCGGGTCGCCTGCACCTACTTTGACACCTACGCTTACGCTTGATGGCGTTGACGTTACGGCGAACCTTTCTGGTCTCGACTATACTATACCGGAGGAAGCGTCTGTCGGTGAAGTTCTGGAGTACTCGGAGACAGCAAGCAACGGCGTGTCACCCGACGCGCAGGACAGCGTGAGCGTGACGGTGCAGGACGGCGTGTTCACCCCTGCTGACGTGTTCACGGGAAGCGAGGCAGGTGCATGGTACGGTCCATCCGACCTGTCCACGCTGTTCCAAGATAGCGCAGGCACCACGCCCGTCACAACGGCGGGACAACCTGTTGGGCTGATGCTGGACAAATCAGGCAACGGCAACCACGCCACGCAGGCCACGGCTGCGGCGCGTCCGACATACCAGACTGGTCCCGCCCGCGCCACGCTGGACAAGGTGGATGACCGCCTGTCCGTGACAGTACCAACGGGCGGGTTTACTGGCACAATGGTTCTCGGCACGGACCAAGGCACAGCAAGCTACGGCGTGAACATTCCTGCTGGTCCGTATGAGATTGGCGGCAGGGACGGGCAGTATTTCCCCGGCACCGCACTCGTGGGGCAGTTAATCCGCAACGGGGCTTTGAGTGCGGGGGATGCTGCTGCGACGGAGGCTTACTTTGTAGGGGAAGGTGCAACGGCCAGCTATGGGGCTGTGACCGACTTTGAGTCTTACTGGAGAGATTGGTCGGAAATCACCAGCTTCCCTCTGATCGACACGTCAGCAGGGACTAATTTCTCTTTTGCTTGGCAGGACTGCACCAGCCTCACCAGTTTCCCGCTCATCGACACATCTTCGGGGACTAACTTTCGGGGAGCGTGGCGCGACTGCTCCAGCCTAACGAGTTTCCCGCTCATCGACACATCTTCTGGGACTGGCTTTGGGCGAGCGTGGCAGGACTGCACCAGCCTCACCAGTTTCCCTCTTATTGACACGTCTTCGGGGAATATCTTTGCGATAGCGTGGTTGCGTTGCTCAAGCCTCACCAGTTTCCCCCTAATCGACACGTCTTCGGGGACTAGCTTTGCGTTAGCGTGGCGCGACTGCACCAGCCTGACCAGCTTCCCAGCTAATGCCTTCGACAATATAAAAGGCGGGGACTTTTCCAGCGCATTTAACAACACCGCACTGACGCAAACCAGCATCGACAACATCCTAGTGTCGCTTGTTGCATCCGGTATTGCGGCAGGAACACGTGTGTTCGATCAGTCGGGCGGATCGGCACCGTCCGCTGCTGGTGAGGCAGCAATCGACACGCTACGGTCACGCGGATGGACCGTAGCAGTAACAGGAGGCTACTGATGAGACTAACAATCGCTTGCCCCGAGGCGCTGCGGGATGATGCAAACCAACTAGCCATGGTGCTGGGCTACGGTCCGTCTGATGCAGAAACCTACGTGGCGCTGAACTGGCAGGACGCGGGGGGCAACCTTTACGCCTGCGCAAGCTTGATCGTGTCTGACGCATTCACCACAACAGCACAGAGCGGCCTACAGCGCCCCTCATGGGACACTGACAACATTATAGACATGGATGCGGCACGGCTCGCACAAGCGGCGCTGGTGTTCTCGCTAGAGGCTGTTGAGGTAGCGCCTGACAAACTGACCGCCTGTGCCGGAGACGATGCGTTGGCAACGTTGGCCGCAATGGGGCTGACGCAGGTTGAGGTTGAGGTTGAGGTTGAGGTGGATGTGGGGGCGTATGTATGACTAACAATCCCTTGCCCAGACGCCCTGCGCGCCGACGGCAACCACTTTGCAATGGCCTTTGGGTCTGGTCCTGCCGAGGCCCTAACCTACGGCAGTTTGAACTGGCTGAACGCCTGCGGCGGTGCTGGCACTTTGGTTGCCTATCTAATGGTTATTAACTAAAGACTAACCCACCTAGAAAATTTGAGGAATATAAATGGCTAACCCTTATGATAACCAAGAAAAGGATCTGAACTGCTGGTCTGGAGGCCTGCACTTCTGCCGTGGAGGCCTGTATGAAAGGAGTAAAATAATGGCTAATACGGACGACAGAATGAAGGGGGATTGCCGATGACTACGCTTATACACAACGCTGGCGGTGACGTGGCCGTCGACCTTAATTTCTTTGGACCACCGGAGACCGTAGATGCTTTAGGGGCTCCTTTCGATCTCACAGAATGGGAGGTCAGGATCTATGACCCAAGTGCGCAGATTCTCGGCAAAGAGATCATTTCATATACAGATCGAGTCGCCGGTAAGGTGCGGGTGATCTTTGAAGGCACGAGCGATCTCGGGTCGAGCACAGCGACATTTCGAGTGCAAATCGTTCGGGCCTCCGGACCGACCCCTAACGGCTTCAGCGTGGGCTTTCCGGTCACTCGCATTCGTGTCGGGGATTTCAACACCGAAGACTTTGACGCTGAACCTCCCGTTCAACAGCTCAGCGGCAAGAGTGGGGTTCAGATGACTGTCGCGCGGGCAGAGCCGGAAATTATTTACGGGTACATACCCTCTCCGCCAACGTATGAGGATCAACTGATCACATCAGGCGGAGAAGAATTTATTACCGCTGCAGAGTAGGAGCCACAACAATGCCATATAACAGTATCCATACCGGTGAAGATATCGACGCCGGGATCAGCAAGACTCAAGGCGTTGCTTCCAACGCAACCGCCAACGCAACAGACGCTCAACTAAGAGATAGGGGAACACATACAGGTACACAGCCCCTTTCTAGTATTTCAGACGCGGGTTCTGCAGCAACGGCTAGCACAGAAGACTTCGCCACTGCAGCGCAAGGAAGTCTTGCAGATACAGCGCAACAGCCACCTACTGAGGGTGCTTTTGTAGATGGTGACAAGACTAAGTTGGACAACATCGAGGCTTCCGCAGACGTTACAGACACAGCTAATGTGACATCCGCTGGTGCTCTTATGGACAGTGAGGTAACTAACTTAGCTCAGGTTAAGTCTTTTGACAGCAGCGACTATGCCCCAGCAGCACACACGCAGGCCATCTCGACCGTCACGGGGCTGCAGGGTGCGCTCGACGGCAAGCTAGTGTCTGGATCGAACATCTCGCTTCTGACCAACGACTCCGGCTTCACAACAAACACCGCTCTGAGCGCGATTGCGACGAACAATGCCGGATCATCAGAGCCGAACCCGACATTTGCGCACATGCTCTGGTTCGATACGAATAACGACCTCATGAAAGTGCGCAATGAGGCAAATAGCGCATGGGTTATCGTCGCCAAAAAGGATGGAAGCGGCTGGACACCTTACCGGCAGGGAACGGCGCTTGGGACGGCATCTGTTCAGCCAGACAACCGCTACGCCCACCGATCCAACAATTTAAGCGATCTGGGAAGCGCGACGACAGCGCGCGCTAACTTAGGGCTGGCTTCTGCAAATAGTCCTGAAAAACTTCGTGTTGTGGAAGAAGTAAACAATTCAATGGTTGCTCAGTTTATCAACAGTGCTGGTAGCAGTGGTGACACTCTTGGCAAAGGATATATTGGTTTCGGAATTTCTAATTCATTTGAAGAAACGGGATGCTACATAGGCTGGGACCAAGAATCCGTATCGGGTTATCAACAGGCTTTAACATTTGGAACAAGACCAGATATCGAAGAATTCCCGACGGAACGTATGAGAATAACGTCAGGCGGTGATGTCCAAATTACCAAAAGTTTAAGCGTAAAAGGCGCAACGCTTGATCCTGGCGGCACAGCCCCGATGCATGCCTGCCGCGCGTGGGTAAATTTCAACGGCACCGGAACAGTGGCAATCCGCGGCGGCGGGAATGTATCGAGCGTTACTGATAATGGCGTGGGTGATTACACTGTAAACTTTACGACAGCAATGCAGGATGCGAATTACGCTATGTCCGGTTCTGGCGAGGATACGGGTGGAGTTAAAGACGTGTTAATTGGTCGGACGAACGGTGGAACAAAAACAACTACTGCTTGTCGCATTAAGACAGTCAATGCAGGTGCTAACGTAGAAGACTTCCCGTCAGTAGAAGTTATGTTTTTCAGGTAAGGAGCGACCCAATGCAAAACAAACGCATTATCTACCAAAACGACGAAGGCAACGTGGCGGTTATCATCCCTGCCGATTGCGGGCTGACAATTGAGGAAATCGCCGCAAAAGACGTGCCGACTGGAAAGGCGTACAAGATTGTAGACGTGGCTGACATTCCAACAGACCGCCAATGGCGTAACGAATGGACTGTTGATGAAGCCGATTTGACTGATGGAGTGGGCGCATGATTATCAAGATTGGCAGACCAGACCCAGCCACCCTGCTTGCCGAAGCCCGCGCCGCAGTAAACGCAGAACGCGACCGCCGTATGACCGCAACTTTTGCCTTTGCTGGCAAACGGTATGACTGCGACACTGCAAGCCTCGCGCGGATCACGGGCGCGGCAACCCTTGCCGGATTTGCCATAGGTGGTGGAGCAGAGGTCGGCGACCTGCGGTGGCATAGAGGCAATGCAGACTTCACGTGGATTGCCGCCGACAACAGCTTGACCACGATGGACGCTCAGACGTGCTTTGCCTTTGGCAATGCGGCGGCAGCGAACGAGAGCGCGCACATCTTTGCGGCCCACGCAATCAAGGCCATGGACCCGATTCCGGCAGACTTCACCAATGATAAGTACTGGCCATGATGCAGCGCATATCCATGATCGGTTCGGCCCTGTCGCAGCTTGGCAACGTTATGACGGCGGTTGACTTGACAGAGACGGGGCCGAACGAAAGCGTTAGCGCCCGGATGCACCGGCAGGGCCGCCGGGGTGAGCGGTTTATTGACGCCATATTCTTCTGGCAGCGCAACCCCGACCACTGCGAGCGGTCGTTTCTGAATGACGTGTCCGACGCGAAAGCCTTGCTTGCTGAAATTGAAACGTTAAGGCGGGCAGATGACTGAAACAGTAGCCGCCCAAATCGCAGCGCGGCGTCGGGACAGAATTGACGTTTTCTGAAACCAGTGACGGGATAGATGTATACACATTTGGGTCTGCTTCATCGCTGTTCACTGATGGCGTCGATTACAACGTCGTAGTCACCTGACAACACGACAAACCAAGATCAGGACACACTGTCCGGGGCCGTCCATTTAGCGGCTCTTTAAAGGAAGCCCAATTGACTTACTCACAAGTCTTGGAGCAAGTCTTAAGCTTCAAAGTGAAAAAAAAAAAAAAGGGAGTAACTAAGGGTTTGTTTTTTATCACATAATTAGGTGACGTTAAAGAGAGGGGGAAACCTTAGGGTCCTCCCTCACTTACTAGGAGAAGAGTATGAAAGAAGTTTTAGAGGCAATCGAAGAAATGAAAGCCCGGTTAAAAAAAACAGGGAACATCATTATAGGCCACAACGATTGTTGGGCGTTAGTCCTAGTTTATAAACAGTTAGTAGACCATAGCTATCAACAACCCAAGTGGACAAGGCAAACCTTTTTTAGTAACAAACATTTTGTATTAGAGATGATGAAAGGAACAAAGACTAGATCCCTGCAACCAGCTATGGATAGATTTATTGTTCAGTTGGGCCTACAAAAAATAGAAAACTTAGAGGACGTAAGAGAAGGTGATTTGATTGCTCGTAGAACAGCCTCAGGTCTTAATACTTCGCTAGTTTATGGTTCTAATACGGAATTCTTTATAAATGAAAGAGATATGGTTGTTCAAAGCGATGTATTGCCTCTTTTAGACAGGACCATTGTCGGTATAGGGAGACAACAACAATGACAGCTTATTTCTACAATGGAAACAGGATTTCCGCCCCAATAACCTTTAGATCAAATGAACCTATGTTCTCTAGTGATACTATCTCTCTTAAAACAGAGCGTAGTATCCAAAACGCACAGCGTTGGGAGCTATCTTTTCAGCTTATCACAATTGAAAGCTCTTCTCTGTCTCTTGTGGGATCGGTATTTAGGGATGCTATTGGGTCAGTTGATACTATGATTATGCCTCAACTTCCCTCGGTAGATGAAGCTTGGGCGGCTGGTTCTATGAACGCTTCGGCTACTTACTTAGCAGGAACAACAACTATTAACATCTCCGGATCGGGACTAATTCCTGCCGGATCATTCATCAAGTTTTCAAACCATTCAAAGGTGTATTTAACAGAGTCTACCGTGAACGGTTCTGGCTCTACTCGTATTCACCCCGGCCTTGTTCAGCCCGTGCCTTCATCTACAAGAATACAACATGGGTCTAATTGCCTTCTAACTTATAGTCGTGATGTTAATGACATCAAAGGCATTACATTCTCTGATGGTATTCTTTCTAATGCTGGTACAGTGAATCTGGTTGAAGAAATCTAATCTAAGGAGCAGTCATGAGAACGTTTTCACCAAATGTACAAGCGGCACTAGACCGTGACCCTATCCGAGTATTTTATCTAATCAGGCTAGACCTGACCTCTACCTATCGTTTCACTTCTTTCCCTTCTGATATTACATTTGATGGTGGCGTTTATGTGTCTGATGGGGGGGTGCTTAGTGTTTCCTCTTACCGTAATAATTCTGTTGTTGATAGGGCGGCTTACACAGTAACTTTTTCTGACAACGACGAATTGCTTAGAAGTGAGATCAAAGGTAATAACGTTATTGGTAAGCCTATTAGTGTTAAAGTGGGTTTTCTTGATGCTGATGGAAGACCAATGCTTGACCCCGCAGACATTATTAATGTCTACAACGGAACAATTGATCGTCCTCGTATATCTAATGACTTTGAAGAAATGATTGTGTCTCTAGAAGGAAGTTCCCCCATGGATGCATTTGATGCAGTAAACGTTATGATGATTTCAAAGGATGGTATGAATCAGTACTCAGACACTGATACTTCTTTTGATAAAGTCTACGACAACGTTGAAATTGAACTTAACTGGGGGAAAATCTAATGGGTATTGAGTCTTTAGTCCTATTTGCCGTTTCAGCGGCATTTCAAGTTATTTCAGCCAGGAACCAAAAGAAAAAACAAGACAGGGCAAGAAGAAAGGCTGAGGCGGAGGCTGATAAGAGACGAGGCTTCTTTATTCCAGTAAGGGGTGAGGTCGGACCTCTTCCTATTATTTACGGAAAACAGATTATTGGTGGTACTGAGCTTAACCATAGAGTGCGTAGCTCAATCACACCCGCTGTTACTGCTGCAAGTAATGCCTTTAAACAACCGGAAGACTTTAGTTTTGAAGGTGGTACCCACAACGCTGGTAAGAACTCTTACCTAATGTTTAACACTGCTCTGTGTAACACCCAAGGTACAAGAATTGAGAGTGTTGAAGACATTCTTGTTAACTCAACTACCTATAAATATCAGAAAAAGAAGTTTACTCATAACTTCTACGTACACTACAGTGGTGGTACAGCAGAACCTCTTGATACTGCTAACGGTCAACCGGCAACAAACAAATTCACTAATTGTGCTTACTCTACTAACATATTCAAACTAAACCGTAAAGAGCCTCAGTACAGTGGCATACCACGACTACAGTTCCTTGTTAAAGGTAACCACATTCGCACATTTGACGACCTTGGAGGGGGATCATATGGTATATCCGGATACAAGGAGTACTCTAACAATCGCGTAGAAGTTCTGTTTGATTATCTGACCGCACCCTACGGTGCAGGTCTGCTTGATAGCCAAATTGAAATTGACTCCTTTGGTAGAGCAGCAGGTATTGCTGGTGTGGTTGCTATGTCTGACCAACAGTTTGGTGGTGGTGTTAATGGTCTAGGCCCTCTCCGTGAGTACGGTACACTCTCTGGCTTCCCTACTAAACAGTCTCTTAAAGATCAAGACTACTTTGGACACCCATCAGGGTCTACCATCTACAAGGCCGTTGATACGGGTAAGTTCTATAAATTCGTATCAGAAATCTATGATCCGATTGGGTCGCTGAATCCGATTGATGACTATCAGCCCCCCAGGGGCCAGGAGCAGTCCTGGGGGATCTGGGATCAGTACGGGCTGACCTCCACTCAGTATTATGCTCTCTTAAGTCAGCCCGTAGAAGAGATCGGCCAATACGTTGAAATCTCTGCTCCTCGAAAAGATGTGTATAGGTTTGAAGGTAACTTAACAATTGATCCCAGCCAAAGTGTTAGGGATAATATTGAATCTATCTTAAGCGGTATTCCTTTTGCAGATTTGGTTTGGACCAACGATGGTAAATACCGTCTTGTTATGAATTATCCTGATACTGACGCAGAACTAGAAGCACTTATCAATGCAGACAACACCTTTGGTGATGATGATATTCTTCGTGTTGGAAGCATTCAAGAAGAATTTGGTCAAGCCGCTCAAAGGTTTAACCGAGTAACGGTTGATTTTAATAACGAGTTTGAGAACTTTGCTTCAGATTCCATTTCTTGGCCCGAGCGAGGAAGTACTGTTCATAACACTTACCTAGCTGAAGACAACAATAAGATCTATGAGAGTACAATTACTTCTGATGCTACGACACCTTACCACGCTATGGCTGAAGCTGAGCAAACAGTAAGGATCTCTCGTGACTCAAATAACCTTGAGATCACTTTAGGCAGAAAAGGTCTTAGGATTGAACCCGGTGATTTCTTCAGAATTGACTCTGAACTTACGAACGCCCCAAATGGTATTTGGAAAGCAGAAGAAGTTGAAATCAGGGTGGATTTTTCTGTTAAAGTCAAAGCAACACTTGTAACAGCTAACATGTTTGCTTGGAATGTGCCAGATGATATTCCTTATACTTCTCAACCTGTGTTTGACTTTACTATTAGTAAGCCAACAAATTTGCAAGCCTCTACAGGGGTAGAATTTTTTAAAGGCGCAGTATCTAACTCTTACGTTGATCTAACTTGGGATACTGTATACAATGATGCTTCTTACCTTATTGAGTATAAGAAGGTAGATGATGTATTACGGCAAACAGCTACGAGTGTATCAAACTCTGTTAGGATACCCTCCCTCGATGGGGGTAAGGATTACCATGCAATAGTGAAAACTATTCTTACCTCTGGCTTAGAGTCTGAGCCTACACATATCGCCTTCACTTCTGGTGTTGATAGTACTTTCCCTAAACCTCCACAAAACCTAGTGGCTACTGCCGAGGGTACCGTAATTGATCTAACTTGGGACGAAGTTACACAAAACATTGATAACTCACCTCTGCTAGACTTCAAAGAGTACCAGATTTATCGGTCTGTGTTTGCTAACCCAACAACCCTAGTTGGTACAGAGGTTGGTTCTAAGTTTACTGACTCTAACAGGCTACCAAATACACTGTATAACTACAGGGTTTGTGCAGTTGATACTCAAGGTAATTCTAGTGCCTACTCAGACAACATACAGGTTACTAGCCAAGCACCTGTGACCTCAGGTATCACATCAAATGCGGTGTATGTCACACAAGGCCAGATCATATACAATCCTAATGCAGGAACTTACAGTGATACATTCCTTGATATTGATGTAATCTTTATTAAAGCAGGTCTTACTGTAGCAAGAAACCGTTACCGACTGTCGCGCTCTGGTAATACTTGGTCTGCCCCTGTTACAGACAGATCAGCGGATATACCAGATGAAGTAAACGTTGGGTTTATTACACCTAGTGTTAGTGTTAATGATGAACTTGCAACTGTTACTTTTCAGTTTAATGATGGTACGTCTATTGCTCTAATATCTCTTCCGTTTGTTATCGTTTCTAGCGGTATTGGTGGTAGTGACGGTGAAAATGGTCTTAACTCAGCAATTGTTCTGTTATTCCAGAAACTAGCCTCTGGTTCTACCCCACCACCTAAACCTACTGGTACATTTAATTATACCTTTAGCACAGCAGATCTTACTGGTGGTAACCTCAACGGGTGGTCTAAGCTACCCCCTAGCTTGAATCCAAACGAAGAGCTATGGGTAACTAGAGCTACTGCTTCAGCTACTACGGCGACAAACTCCCTAGCTGGAACAGAGTTTTCTAATCCGGTTGTTGAGTCTTCGGCTGGCCAAGACGGTATCAATACAGCGTTTGTTACTCTCTACGCTAAGAATACAACTACTACACCACCAGCGGATCCTACTGGTGACTTGACCTACAACTTTAATACAGGCGTCTTAACAGGTATCCTAGGAAACTGGGCACAGACTGCTCCGTCTCTTAATGCGGGAGAGTATCTCTTTGCTATTCAAGCTACGGCGGCTAGTCGTGAAAGTACCGACATCATTAATACCGCTGAGTTCTCTGCGGCAAGTGTCGTTGGTATGAGTGGTAGTGACGGTGAAGATGGACCCGTAGGTGCTAGAGGTCCGGGGAGATGGAACATACCTGTTACCTCTCTTCCTACTAGTGCTTATACAGCCCAGACGAGATGGAACTCTGATCTCAATACACCTACACCACCAATCTCAAGTGATCAAGCTTGGTTCTATACAGGTGCACAGGCTAGTCCAACTAGTCAATCTGTATGGATCTATACCGGATCTACTTGGGTTAAGCAAGATGAAGTCATTGATGGTAATCTGCTTGTAAGCGATACTTTAACTGCTGATAAAATCAGTATTGGAGATGGAAGCTTATCCTCGGACGGTAGTGGTAAACTTATAGTTAAGGGTGGTAATATCACTCAGCTAGAAGATAATTTATATAGGGGAAACCTACCTATGCAGGGGATTAACTTCTTACAACTAGTGGGCGGGGCTACCTTAGATATACCCCCTGCTTATAATGCTGATGTTCAGATTGCTGTTAACTTCGAGCATGTTTACTCTAATTTAGTCGCAGATAATGATGCTTGGGGTTATAAAATTGAAGCGGGTAGTCCTTATGTGTTAATGGATGTTAGCTGTGGATTTATGAATAGCCTTTCCTCTTACACAATCCTCGACCTTGGTAGTGCGGGGCAAGCAAACTGGAATGCTTTGGATGGTACCGTAGGACAGACTAAATCTGTTGGGAGTACTATTAGCACAACAAACATTATTGACATACCTGTTACTTCGGTTATATCTGGGGTCACTTACATAATAAAATCATTAGGGTCTACCTCTCAAGGCACCTGGAATAACATGGCCGGTACAGCAGGTCTTTTATACAACCCCGGAGATTTATTCTCTGCTACTACTGCAGGAACAGGAACAGGAACTGTTGATATATACCAAGGTGATGGTAAAGTCCGTGGTACTGGCTACCATGTTATGAAACAACGTCTTCTATCACCAATAGAACAAGAAACCGACTACGTTACTGTTGTAAGCGTTCTTAAAGATCTTGAAAACATTAGATCTTTTAATGGAAATCCTGCAGAAGCGCTCTTTTCTGTATTTGTATACTGGATGGGAGAATCTGGTGATATTGAACTTCTTGACTGTATTTCTTCTATATTTGTGAGGTTCAAATGATTTATATTTTGTATAATAACAAAGAAGAAATTCTAGGTACATCACGTAATCGTGAGTGGCTTGAGAGAGTTTTAGAAGAAGGCCAACTTATCGCAGAATTTTCTTATAACGTTAAGCCTAAGGATCTAACCTTTTCTAACGGAGTTCTAGTAGAAAAAGAACAAGACGTCATAATTAAAGAGGAGAACAAGCGCCGAAAAGAAGAAGAATGGCGCGTATTTAGACTAAAACGTAATAAAAAGCTAGCAGCTTCGGATAAATTCTTGTTACCAGATGTGGAATCAGACAAGAAAGCTTGGACTGATTACAGGAAAGCTCTTAGAGATCTGCCTGACAACACACTTGATCCAAAGGCTCCAGCTTGGCCTGAACCCCCTAAAAAGAAAAAAGTTAAAGGAAGAGATAAATTATGACAAAAACAGGATTTGTTCTGTCTAAGCGCTCCCGCGATCGTCTCGCGGGGGTGCACCCCGATCTAATTCGCGTTGTATATCTTGCCCTAAGCGAGTACTCCACAGAGGACTTTGCTGTAATTGAGGGTATGAGGTCTAGAGAAAGGCAGCGTCGTTTAGTTAGTGAAGGGAAATCAAAGACAATGAACAGCCGTCACCTTGTTGGTATGGCTGTTGATCTAGCTTGGTGGGAAAACGGTAACATTAGTTGGAATACTGATAACGTTAAGTCATTCTACAAAGTAGACCACGCGGGCAAGTATGAAGGATATCAAGCAATTGGTGTTGCTATGAGGCTAGCTGGTCAGAAACTAGGTGTGCCTATTCGTTGGGGCGCTGACTGGGATGGTGATGGTCAACACACAGACCACAGCTTTATTGACTGGGTACACTTCGAGATTCCAAAGGGAGCGCCGGGGTATGACCGATAAGATTGAAACAGGGGAAAAAGCCCCTGATCTTGTTAAAAAGAAATTCACTGAAAAGCAAGGACCCCGAAAAAAGACCTACAAGCGCGAGTTCACAGGTGGAACTTTTATTGCTTGTCTAGGTTGGGGTATGTTTTCCGGTGATACTTCTTTTCTGGAAACAACTTTCACGCCCACTCTAGCCGCTGTTTGCTCGGCACTTGGATTGCATGAGATCACAGAAAATGTGGCAAGACGTGACAAAGTTAAGTATGAAGAAGGGTGGGAATGATATGCCAATCAAAACTATCTTAATTGCTATCGCGGTTGTTATTGCACTAGGGGGCACTGTATTTGGTGCTTTGAGGTACGTTAGAACTGCAGAGCGGAGTGAAATTACTATCGAACTTCAGGAGAACCAAAATGAACGCAGGAAGAAAATCAATGAGTCTCTTCGCCTTGCTCCTAATAACGTTAACGACAGCTTGCAGTACCTCCTTGACAGGAGCAATTAATCCAGAGGCTTCAGATGGGGCTATTTGTGAAACGTTAGAAGAGCCAGTTGGTAATTTAGCTGAATCTCTTCTAAGGTATAATGAGCAGACCCATCCGAATGTCATCATTACAGCAGTAAGAGTTATCAAAGGGTTCGATACCGGTTGTGATTAATATCTTAGCAGAAGGTTAATGAAAAACCTTTGTTTTCATCAAGATAAATACGATGCGTTAAAGAAGAGGAAAAAAGAAAATCTAAAGAATCCTAACTAGGGACCTTACTGACGAGATCGGAGTCAGTAGGAGGCTAAATTTAGACAAAACTCATGGTTTTAGGATAGATAAGTCTTTGTAAATAAAGACATAAATAGGTGACGTTAAAGAGAGGGGAAAACCCTTAAGAATCCTAACTAGGGACCTTACTGACGAGATCGGAGTCAGTAGATGCTAAGAAGAGACCCTAAGAGGACCTCTCTTGAATCGAAAGCATTGTTGTTTGTTGATAGCTTAAACAAGTACTTTTAAAGAGCTTCAAGCCTTAGATCTCAAGAGAGGATCCTACAGCAGACAAAACATAAATACAATGTGTTAAAGAAGAGAAAACCCCTTAATTTAAGGTAATTTAAGCAGAAAGGAGGGCCGGACATGGCCAAAATTACTCTCTCGACCTCTGTAAACAAGTCGAGTGTGGGTACTCCGTCCTATCAATACGATTCTATTAGATCGACTTGGGCGAAGTGCCGAGCTGTGGTCCGAGGCCAAGAGGCTGTAAAGGCCCACGATGAGATTGTTCATGACATTGATCATGATGGCAATAAGAAGAACATCTTGCTTCCTTTCTCGCCTACTATGGATCAAAATCAATACAATTTCTATAAAGATGAAGCTGAACTACCGGGGGTTACTGCTCAGTACGCTCGTTCAATGACTGGTGCTCTATTAAGAAAAGAATCTAATCTTGAACTTCCTGATGAAATTCCAGAGACTCTAAGGATGGAAATGATTGACTGGATTAGACACAGATTTACTTCTGATAATCAGTCTCTGTTTCACTTTCTTGATGACGCAGTCTGGGAAGAGATGCAAACTTCATATTCATGGATTTATGTTGATGTTCCTTCTGTATCCCCAGAAGAAACTGAGAACATGACTCCAAAGCAGGCAAACTATGTAAAGCCTTATCCTTCTCTTATTTCAGCAGAGAATGTGATCAACGTTATTGAGGGATATCATCCCGTTACAGGCCTACCGGCTATGACACGGTTTATTACTCGTTTTTATACTCCGGTATACAAAAATGACAACCCTTGGCATCCTACCTTAGTCAGTACCGTAAGAGATCATTACATTGATAGGGAAGGTTTTCTAGTTGTTGATGAGTATCGTAAAGAAGATAATTCTACAGCCACTGCTCAAGGTGGAGAAATTACTGACAACAGTCTTAAACCCGGAAAAGAAGGGATTGAAGAGACTGGTTATGAACTTTATGAAACCTTTAAACCACAACAGTTTGGTAAGCGTCTTGCACGTATCCCTGCTTGGCCTCTCGACGGTGAAACTCATATTGAAGAGCCTATCCTATTAACCTTTGTTAACCGAGAAATTGGCCTTTACAATAAGATCTCTAGGCGTAACCACTTGATGTATGGCGCAGCTACCTACACACCTATCTTTATAGGAGACATTGAAGAGGGTGAACAGCAGAAGATTGCTAGTCAAGGTTTAGGTACTATGATGTTCCTTCCTAGCGGTGTTACAGCGGATGTTCTCACTCCTCCTACCGCTGCTCTTAGCGATATGAAGGACTCTATTGAACAGACTCTAGAGGAACTAGCTAAGCTGGGTATTCGTATGCTTGCCCCAGAGACAACAGAGTCGGGTATTGCACTAGAGCTTCGTAACTCATCACAGACAGCCACTCTTGGTACTCTTAATATGAAGATTTCTAATACCATGCGGTCTGTTATTGCGTTTATGATTAACTGGCGCTACGATCTTGAACTAACAGCAGAAGATATTGACTTTGCTATGTCTAAGGACTTTAGTCCTCAGGCTCAGGGTGAAGATGGTATGCGTCTTGTTACAGAGTGGTACCAGATGGGCCTTATTCCTCGTTCTGTCTTTATTAATATCGCTAAGGAGAATGATTTCATTCCGGGCGACTACAACGATGAAAAGGGTGTAAGCGAGATTAGGGCTGACCCTGTAGCCCAAATGGCTCGATCTATGAATGACTACGGTGGACAAGTACAAGAATAAGAATAACTAGGCGAGGAAAATCTTTAACCGAGCGAGGTTCGAGTCCTCCCTCTCTCACCAAGTTTCGCGCGGTGGTGTAATGGTAACACGCGGCCCTCATAAGGCCTGTACTAGGGGTTCAACTCCCCTCTGCGCAACCATATTCGATATCAGGAGATATACAATGAAAGACATCATTGATACAGCAAAGGAAAAAGTCATCGAAGCAAAAGATAAAGTGAAAGCTTGGTCTAAGACTAAATCACTTGGCCTCCTTGTAGGTGGCGGGGCAATAGCTTTTGTGATCTTTCTTGCTCTCATCGCTGGATAGACTAATAGCTTAGTGGCTGACTGGTAACACATGTATGTTCGAGTCCTACCTAAGCTGCCATTATTTATATTTACCCGATTAGCTCAGAGGTAGAGCGGTAGGTTGAAGCCCTGCGCGTAGGAAGTTCGATTCTTCCCCTTTCCACCACTAATTACACGGTACCATTCCCCACTGACGTAATTGGTAACCGTACGGCACTTAAACTGCCGGTTCTCCCGGTTCGAGTCCGGGGTGGGGGACCATGCGGGTATGGCGAAATAGGTAGCCGCGCTAGGTTTAGGTCCTAGTGTTTTAAAAGACGTGGGGGTTCGACTCCCTCTACCCGTACCAATTTAATAATCAATGTCTTGTAGCTCAACTGGTTAGAGCGTACAACTTATAATCGTAATATCTGGGTTCGAGTCCCGGCAGGACCACCATACATAAGATTAAGCTAGGATACGACACACATAAACTATAAACACTATACACTGATCCGTAGTTCAACAGGATAGAACAGTTGACTTCTAATCTTCAAGTGAGGGTTCGAGTCCTTCCGGGTCGGCCATAATTACTCTTTGCTGCCTTAGGCAAGTTAAATGCAGGGTGAAAACGTTATGCCAAGAAAGCTGCAGGCAAAAATCATAAAACGGAGTGACATGTTCCAAGGGGGCGACGGTCTTTTGCAAGGACTGTGCGGTTCATTCCACCAAACTTACCAATCAGGAGATTGCTAGAATGGATGTTACACAGAAAATGAACGACGAGGTGATTGATCACCTTACTGACGTTAGAAAGTTCGAAGAGAGCATTCAGATTGGTAATAGTCGTATTGTAAATCGTCATCGTGAGTCTCTAGTTAAGCTTGTTAAGGAAGACTTAGCAACAACTACTATTGATCAAAAGAAGAAAATAGCCAACAAATTCAGACGAGAGCAAAACCGTTTTGCTACAGAGCTCTTTTCTTGGCAGAAGACAAATTTGACAGAGCTACATGGTGCTGAGGTAGATTTCTACACTGATAGTATCTCAAAACACACTAAAGGATGGTTCTCCGTTCGTAGACCTAAGAACAAGGCTGATCTAGCAGATATTACTGGCGCTAGTATCAACGGTGATGCTGCTATCAAAAATAACGTAGAGAACATTGCTCGTGGTGAGACAACTAGGGTACAAACTTGGTTGAAGCGTGGTCGTAGAGATAATAAGTCTCAAAATCAAATTATTAGTGACGTCAGCAAAACAACCAAGATGACAGCCCACCAAGCGGGTACTCTTTCTCGTACAGGTATCACAGCTACGCAGCGCGATGCTCTGTTTAGTGCGGTAGGGGAAAACAAGGAAGCCATCAAAGGCTACATGTTCCAAGCAATGCTTGATAATCGTACTTCTAGCATTTGTCGTTATCATGATGGTAAGATCTATGATGTAGGTGATAGGCGTTTTGCCCCTCCACTACACTTTAACTGCCGTTCTACCCTTGTTCCTATATTTGAGAGCAAAGCCGAACTGCTAAAGAAAGAGTCTGATAGGATCAATTTAGCTGCTCTTGAAACCACGAAAGGAAGTTCTTTAACAGGATCTCCCCCAGAGAAAGAAACCTTTGGTCAGTGGCTTAAACGTCAGGCTTATGATGTCCAAACAAAGATCCTTGGTAGTCAAGAAAAGGCAGATCTTTTCCGAAAAGGAGAAGTCAAAGCCGATAACTTTGTGACACCTCAAGGTAGCGCACTCTCTATTACTGCTTTGAGACGTCGTGCTGCTAATCTTACTAACATTTTCCGCCCTAAGCAGTCGATAGGTGAAGATGTCGTAACACAGATCGCTGTGGCGCGCCCTAGCACCCTCGTCAGGAATGCTAAGTATAAGCGAGAGGTTGTAGATCTATTTGTCAATGATGCTGATGATCTCGGTAAAACTTACTCTCTAACGGACTTTAAAGGTACAACACTGCAAGGTAAACAAACCGCTCGTCGCCGTACAGCTAACATCTTCGATGAAAGTAATAATAGCTTCGACCCCCTTACAGGTGAGGCAAGAAACAACAACCTTTATGATCCTAACTACACACTTCTACAAGAACGTCTTGACTTCATGAGGAACTCTAAAGTCCTCCAATCTGAAGATAAAGACTTCATTGGATCTGTGATTAACTCCTTAGAAGAGAAAGTGTCAACAAATCAGCAAACAGTTGCTATTGAAAACCTTAGGGTTGTAATAGAGCGAGCTAGGAAAGACAAGCAGCCTTGGGACAACTTTGCTAATGTACTTAGAGCAGAAAATAGATTTGCTGTTCAGAACACTGCCCGTCTTCTTGATACTAGACAGAGAGATAAATACAACTTATTTTCTCGCTTCTTTGGTGCTAAAGAAGGAGGACCTCAAGTCCAGCTTATGGGTGATTACTACAAGATTGATCAGCTACAGGATAGACTTCTTGCAGATCAGAGGTCTATTGATTCCTTCCGTACTGGTGTTGGAGCTAAACTCTCGAAAGAGCTTTACTTCAGAGGGAAAAGCCCACCAAGGTCTTATTTCCAAGGTCTTCTAGGAAAAGTCAAGAAGCCCGAAACACTTAAGAAGCGTTGGGAGAAAACCTCATTTGCTAAGTACCTAAAATGGTATAGAACACCCACAGACGAATTAGCTGTTAGATTTAAACGTGGTATCGATGAACGTATTCGTAGAATTATTGACTTTGAATTTCTTACATCTAAGAAGAATCCTACATCAAAGGTAATGGATGACAAAGTACTCAACTCTCTTTCTAAAGCAGTAAAGCTTGTTGGTTCTGGACAAATGACAGACTACGACGGTCTTGCTATTGCTATTGGTAAACAAATGGCAAAAGATCTAGAAGATGTTAACCCATTCCAGAAACACACTTTACAAGACTACCACAAAGACGGTTCCAGAGTCCTTGATTACATGAAGGACAGAAAGATGATCCGTCTCAACTACCGTGGTAAGACCCGCAGAGGTGTTCTAGATGTAGAGACAGGTCGTGCCACAGGCTTCTGGGGAGACACAGTTTCTAGAGAGGTTGAGGTAATCGACAAACGTCTTATTGAGCTACAGAAGGCTGAAAGACGAGTTGTTGTTGGCAGACGTATGGGTATTTCTTTTGATAGAGATAGGCAGTTTGTCCGCGCTGGTAAGAAGGAAGCCTTTGATGCTCGTGGTAATGTTACCGGCAGACCTATCATATCTAGACGTAAGTACGCTAGCTTTGACGCAAATCAGGTTGATGCAGACTTTGCTAATGCTCTAAACCAAGCCTCTGGTACACAATACCAAACAGATCCGGTGTTCTTTAACTTTATGGATGATGTTGTTAGGTTCCGTGACCCTCGCGGTAACACAGATTACTACGATGGCCTTAATGAGTTTAGACACGAGATCATCAAACGTGGTGACCAAGGCTTTGGTTTCATGACAGCAGGCAGGTACCAGACAAATCGTGGTAAACCCTTTTGGTCGGATACATACATGGATAGCCGTGGCCGTGTCTACCACCGTGGATACTTGACACCTACTGGTGGTGAGATGGTTCGACCCTTCTTAGATGATGCTATTGCTACTCCAATGACTCTCAATGCAGTAAATGAGCTAGAGACCCAGATTGGAGCTATGATTGGACCCGGTACAGAGGCTCTTACCCTTAGTGGTCGTAAGGCTATCTTTCAGAGAAAGCGGGAAGACATCCTTTCTCTAGGAAGGCTAATGCAGCAAGAAACCCAGAGAGACAGGCGTATGAGGGAGTTCCTAGAACACCCCCTAATCAAGGGTCTAGAAGGACCCGAGGTACCTAAGATGTCTCGTATGGCTTTAGAGTATGCTCGTGTATATGACCACGTTGGCGGCGACATGAGAGATGCTGCTAAACTCAAATCATTTAAAACACGTCTTATGATAGAGAACGATGCGTCGTCCTCTGGTGCACAAATTATCGGGCTTTCTACTGGGGACCGTATGGTCTCGGAAGCCTCTAACGTTGTTCCTACGACACAAAAGAATAGACTCTATGACCTAGTGGCTATTGACACCATTAATGATCCTCGTTTCAACAAGATTAAGGCGCTCCGTGACGCGAACTTGACTTGGGAGGATCTTGCTAAAGGTGCTAAAGCGCAGAACATAAACTTATATTGTGTTCTTTAAACCCTGTGAATTGCTGGAAACTCTGACCACGTAACGGTGAAGACAATCAGCAGCGAAGCCTCATACAATACTATAGTATTGTATAAGGAACGTTCAACGACTATCCGTAAGGAGTACACTCAAGTGTTGAGTGGAAGCGCAGGGCAACCTACTACAGAAAGGTTGATGATATAGTCTGATCTGCATGGAAACATGTAGCAGCATAACTAAGTTATTGTTATGCGGATGGGAATAACCACCCCATTGAACAAATTGGGTAAGTTTCTACGGTGCCGGTGAGGCAACTAAGACCGCTAACGTTGCAGCAAAGCTATCTAAACTTCTAGATGAAAGAGGCTTTACTACAATTACTAAATCAGAGCTAAGCGGTCAGCTTAGGATAATTGATTCACAGATCAAACAAGCAGATAGGATTGGTGCAGAACTTACTTCAGCTAATCTGAAAGCCTTTAGGGGTGAGCTTATCAATATGGTGAACAAGGACCAGTCTATTGGTCTAAGGCTTCTAAAAGAAGCAGAAGAAATTCACAGCGACACGGCAGACTTTGTTGCTAAGGTGACTAGTGCTCGTGGAGGCCTGATTGGCCCAAATGACTTTAAAGAACTTTCTGCGCTAATGTCAGAGAAGCTGTCTGACAGAGCACCTGTTACAAATGAATTCATTAATTTCTGGAAAAGAGTATCTAAACGCTTTACAACTGAAACTAAAAAGGTAGACATCCCGTGGGTGACCTTTGACGGTAAGGTTATGACACAAAGATACCGACCGGAACTTCAAGAGAGAATTGAATTCAGGGATCCCATAACAGGACGAAAGGTTATGAACATCTATGCAGCACAAGCTGAAGACGGCAAGCTCCTTGGAAAAGGATCTGTCCAAGATGCTTCTATTGGTCTGGGTGTGAATGGAAACCATTCTAACGACGCGGTTATTGTTCGCAAGTTCCACTTGTGGGGCCGCAAAGAGGGCAAGTCTACTGGTACAATCCACGACGCTTTCTTTACTAATCTAGCGGAAGCAGATAACGCTAAAGCTGCTCTCCGTGAAATCTATGCGGATGCCCTAGAGGGGGATACTATCCGAAGAACTCTTGCTGAAATGCGAAAAGAGGGGTTGCCTAAGGCTACCTACGATGAACTTCTCGCTGAAGCAAAACAACTTGGTCTTATTGATCCGCCTAACCCTATAACTAGGGAAGACATATTGACGGACGTACCTAATAAAGATTTTTATGGTGTAGGACCCTAATTCGACCTGAGAGTTTGTAACTCAACGGCTAACACAGTCAGTGACTGTAGGAGAAATTTTAATGGCTACTAAAGAAGAACTCAAAGCACAAATGGAAGAGCTTCGTAAGAAAATTGATGATGCTCAATCCGAAAAAGATAATGCTTCAAACGAAGATGACGAAAACGGAAACACTGAAGATGATATCAAAGAGGAAACAACTGATGCGGACGCTGACGTTGATGACTCTGATGATAAGAACAAAGAAAAAGACAAGAATAAGAAAGAAGATTTAGAGCTTGAGGTTCTGAAACAGCAATTCAAAGAAAAGATGGATGCTCTTGATAAGAAACTCAAAGATACTCAAGCAGAACTCAAAGACACTAAAAAGCGTGAGAGGGAAGCTGAGATTGAAGCTATGAAATCAGCAGGTAAAGACAAAGAAGCGCTAGAAGCGCAGATCTCTGATATGAATTCTGAACTAGAAACTCTAAGGGGTGAAAACGTGAGTCTTCGTCGTGATAACGCCGTTGACGCCTCTCTAAGTACTGCAGAATTCCGTAACGATCGTGCTCGCGCATCTGCACGTCGGGACATTGTTGATTCTCTTATTCAAGACGACAGTGGTCGTTGGGTCTCTCGCGATGGTAAAGACATCGAGTCTACTGTTTCTAGTTATCTAGAAGATGAAGAAAACAGGTTTCTTTTCAAACCGAAGCAAAATACTGGGAGTTCTACTACGTCGATGACTTCGACAAGTGTGCCTCAAGACAAACCTAAATCGATTTTCGATGTTCCACAAGATCAGATGATAGCCCAAACACGAAAGAAATTGGGCGTCCGATGATTCTAACGAAAGGATTAAACTATGCCTATCTCTAATGCTAACTTTCAGGTCATTGAGGAAGTACTACGTCAGTACTCACACGAAGCGTACACTACTTCCAAAAACATCCACACGACTGGTGTCGTAGGTACTCGTGAGGGTATTGACGGTAACTCAGAAAGCTATATTGGCCAGTTCCGTTGGTACAAGCCTCTTGAGCCGGAAGTCAACGTCATGTCAACAACTGACGACACTGAAGGTACAATGACAAACATCAGCACTAACCTTGCAAAATACATCAAGACCGCTCGTTCGCACGGTGCTGAGCAAGTTAACGTGCAACAAGTGATCTCTGGTGAAGACGGGCTTAAAAAGATTGCTCGTGACTTCGCACAGACACGTATGGAAGACGAAGGCAAAGCCTTCTACAACGTCCTACAAGGTGTTGCTCGTTCAGAGGTCGCCCTAGGTGATGCTAGCGATGCAGGTGAGGGTGGTCTTGTAGACTTTGATACTGACCCTGATGCCACAGCAACTGGTTTCTTTGTTGATCTCAACGCTGCTTCTGGTGTCTTTGGTGCTGCTGCTTCCGGTGCACCTGATCAGCGTAAGCTGTTTGATGCATCGGGTGTTGGTGCTGCTCGTGGTGAGCGTCTGTTCCAAGCAATTGGTATGGCGTTTAAGGACTACGAACCGGACTACATGTACATGGTTACCTCTCCGGAGACCCTTGCACAGATCCGCGCTGCTAACCTCGTTGATGAGGACCGAGTAACGGACGGTGAACTGGAATTCACTACTATCTTTGATGGTAAATTCCGCCTACTGCCTACTCGTTTCACTCAGATGGCATCGGTTAGTGCTAGCGATCTAAACGCACGGTCTACTAAGTGTACTTTCCTTCTGAAACCCAACTCTGTTTCTTTCGCTCCGATTGAAATCCCAACTCCGGTTGAGATAGATCGTGATGCGTCTGTCTACCTTGGTGGTGGTAAGACTGAGATCTGGTACCGTTGGGGTTACGTGTGGCACCCTGAGGGTTATGCTTGGGCTGGTGCTGAGGACGCGTTTGCTACTAACGCTACTTTCTCTGCAGCAGCTTCTTGGACACGTAAAGTTTCGGCTCTAAACC